GACCGACATGAAGACGACGGTAGACACGCTGGCTCAGGGCATCGTCCACAAGATTATTAACCCCAACGAAGCACGGGCTAAGCTGGACATGAACCCGTACGACGGCGGCGACGTGTACAGTAACCCAAACATCACAACCGACGAAGTTGACCCAAGCGGCGATACATCCAACGACAATGATGCAGACGAGGCCGAAACGCCAAACGCCGCACCTGCCGCACAGGCCCAGCTGCAGCATATGGTCGGCGTCGAGTGCAACCGGATCGAGCAGCGAGGACTTCGGGCTAAGAACTTCGTTGAATGGGTCGACGGCTTTTACACACGCTGGCAGGAGCGGCTCGAGTCGACGGCTGGTGCGGAAGACTGCGATGCGGCCGGATACTGTCAGCGTCACAAGGAGGCACTGCTGGCGGCAGCGGACAAGCAGCCTGCCGAGTTTGTGGCCGCGGTGCAGTCGCTGGTAGCGGCATGGCGTGCTGACGGCGTCAAGGAGCTGGCCAGCTTATGAGTGAACGTGTCTTCGTCTGTGTCGGGCCGAATAAAGGCTGTGCCGAGACCTTGCGGCTACTGCAAGGCCACGACCGCTTCTTTATGTTTGAGCCGCTGCCGGAAGCGGCAGCCTACCTGCGGCAGCACAACACGCACTTAAGCGACATTTTCCATGTTGTTCAGGCAGCCTGCGGCGAGGCGACAGGCCAAGCAAAGATGCGGGTCTACAACACCGGCGGCGTCAGCAGCAGCCTGGGCGTTTGTACTGAACAGGCTCGCCAGATGTACCCGCAAGCGGATTTAAGCGAACAAGCCGAGATTGAGGTGCAGGTTATCAACCTTTGCGAGTTCCTGCAGTGGGCTGGCATCCAGCAAATTCAAACGCTGGTCACTGATGCTCAGGGCATGGACCTTGCGATCCTGAAAACAATGGAACCGTATTTTAGGCGGCGGGCAGTCCAGCGGGTAATTCACGAAACAGATGCCGACGGGTTCCGGCATTACGACGGACTGCCAGACAATTCGCTGTCCGGTGCGGTTGCGTACATGGAGCAGTTTGGATGTTACCGGCCAAGCAGAATGCCGGACAGGAACGACTTTAACTTCGACTTGGAATGGAGGCTGTGCGATGCTGCGAATTAACGACAAGACGCGGGAGATGTTTGTTTACGGCCAGATTGGGCCAGCGGACTGGGGGTTCATCGGGGCCGATTCGATTGTCGAAGCATTGGGGATGCTGGGCGACGGGCCGATCAGCGTGCGGGTGAATTCGCCTGGCGGCAGCGTCGATGAGGCAGTCGCAGCGGTAGAGAACCTGCGGCGGCACAGCGGCGAGGTCACGGTCAGCGTTGACGCACTGGCAGCCTCGGCGGCGACCCTGTTTCTGGTCAGCGGGTTCAAAGTCACGGCTGCACCGCGGGCGATGGTCATGATTCACCAGCCGCACACGATTGCCATTGGCGACGCGGCGGCAATGCGAAAAACAGCGGACATTCTGGACAAGTACAGCGAGACGCTGGTCGATGCCTACGCCGCCAAGATGGACGCCAGCCGGGAAGAGATTCTGGCGATGGTGGCCAGTGAAACTTGGTTCACCGCCAAAGAGGCGATGGCCATTGGGCTGGTCGATGAGGTAGTCGACATCAAGGACGCACCAAAGGCGATGGCATCGGCGTCGATGTTCCGCCATCCGCCTCAGGAACTGTTCGACGCCGCCAAGCCAGCCACGCCGGTTGAGCAGCGGTTCCCAAAACTGATTGCCGCAAAACTGCGGGCAATACGACTAAAAAGCCGTGACACTTGATTCGTGATTTAGAAAGCGTATGATTGCCAGTGGTGGGATGTTCCCGCCGCACATTTTGAAAAACTCCCGCTAGAGTTCGGTTGTCATCGACTCGACGGGCTGACGTTTGGAAACCAACGTCGGCTGTCGCAGTCGATTTCTTTTTTTACTGCCTGACAGTCGGCAGAAAAAAAGGAATGACCGATGAAGACTGTAAAGGAATTGCGGGAAGCGATTCAGGAGCAGCACGACCGAGTGGCTGCAGTTCTGGCCGTTGCCAAGGCCGAGCAGCGTGATCTCAACGCTGAGGAGGAAGCCGAAATTGACGGCATTCAAGGTAAGGGCGAGCAGGCTGGCAAGCTCGGCGAACTGGAAGCCAAGCTGGACCGGATGCTGAAGGTCGAAGCCGCACAGAAGGCAATTGCCCGCGAGCGGTTCACCGCCGAACAACCAGCTGAAGTCGACGCAGCGAGCGGATGCTTAAATGTTGGGCAAATCAAAGTACCAGCCAACGCCAAGAAGATGGGCAAGCTGGTTTCTTACACTGGGCCAAACGCCGAGCAAGAAGCGTTCGTAGCTGGTCAGTTTTTCCGCTCCATTCAAGGCGATCAAAAGGCCAGTGAATGGCTGAAGAACAACGGCATTCAGGCTGCCATGTCCACCAGCGACAACACCAAGGGCGGATATTTGGTGCCAGAGGTGATGGAATCAACTATCATCCGAAACGTCGAGCAATACGGGATCGCACGGCAGGAATGCAATGTATATCCGATTGGTGCAGGCACAGCACTTTTGCCGCGTCGGGCCAGCGGATTCACTAGCTACTTTGCTGGCGAGAACTCCAGCGTGACCGCTTCGGACTTGGCGTTTGACCAAGTTCGACTGGAAGCAAAGAAGCTGATGGCATTTAGTAGCTGGTCATCTGAGTTGCCGGAGGACGCAATCGTTGCCCTCGGTGATTTGCTTACGCAAGAAGTTGCATTGTCTTTTGCAATCAAAGAAGACCAGTGCCTTTTCAGCGGCGACGGCACCAGCACCTACGGCGGCATCGTTGGCTTGGCAAACGCTTTGGCTGCGGGTGCAGTGGCTACGACTGCAACAAACATCGACACGCCAGCCGAAATCACCATTGCCAGCTTTGAGGAAGCGATGGGCAAGCTGCTGATGCTGCCTGGCATTCAGCCTCGTTGGTACTGCCACAGCAGCATCTACTACAACGTGCTGCAGCGGCTGGCCAATGCTCAGGCGGTTACGCCAGCCAACTACGCCACCGGCATGGGGCAAATCTTCATGGGCTATCCGGTCGTGTTCTGCCAAGCAATGGATTCGGGCGCGCCGACTACTGACCTGTCTGGCAAGTTCATCGCCTACTTTGGCGACATTCGCCGTGCCGTAACGATGGGGCAAAAGCGTGGCATTACGGTAGCCGTCGACAACAGCTACGGTTTCAACACCGACAGCGTTTACTTCCGTGCAACTGAACGCTTTGACATCAACTGCCACGAACGTGGAACCGCTACGGCTGGCGGCCCGATCATCGGCGTGAAGTGCAACGCATCTTAGTGATCCAAGTGTTCTGCTCCACTTGGGACCGTCGGGAGGGGGCGGGTTTCCGTCCCCTCCTTTTTCCTGACATCAACCAAAACCTGACAAGGAACCTGATATGAAGACTCTCCAAAGCTGCGTGTTCTCCACGCTGCTCGCCCCGATCACCGCTGCCACCACGGCACGGACTGCAAACCTTGATTGCCAAGGTGCCGATTACGCAACCATCAGCATTGCCTGCGGTGCGGAACTCAACACCAACAGCACCAACGTCGTTGTATCGCTGAAGGAATCGGACGACACCACGGCTTCGAACTTTGCGACGTTTAACAGCACCTACGCTTTCACCATTGACAACACCGCAGCGGCCGAGGCCGTCCTGCACGTTGATCTCAATGGTCGCAAGCGGTATCTGCAAGTCGGACTCACGCCGGACACCACGACCAATGGACCGGTTCTCACCTCGGTAGTCGGCATCCTGCAGAAGGAAATTGCCGCCTCCGCCAACACCAACAATGCCGATTACGTCAAGGTTGGTTAATCATAAGACGGACCCCGCAGCGGAGCAGAACGCTATGGATACACATGAAGCAAAAGTCGCGGCGTTGATGACGGCTCCCAGATACGAATGCGTCTGGAGCCGCAACGTCATCGACCACGCTTTTAAGAAAGCAGGCATTCCGATTGTCGTGTCTGGCGGCGTGTTCTACGGCCAGTGCATGCAGCGGATGCTTGAGGACGCCATCGACCACGGCATCGACATTGCCATCACGGTCGACTTCGACAGCTGTTTCACCGTCGAGCATGTTCATCGCCTGCTCAGCGTCCTGTACAGCGACCCGAAGTATGACGCCGTTGCAGCGATGCAGTGCAAGCGAGGGAAGCAAATCCCGCTGTTTACGGTCGGTGGCCAGACGCAGGTCGAGTACCAAGGCGAGCCGATTGAGGTGACGACCGCACACTTCGGTCTGACGGCGATCAGGCTCGAGCGGCTGCGGGATGTGCCGAAGCCGTGGTTTTGGTGCAGGCCGGATGACCAGGGCAAATGGACGGACGCCAAGATTGACGACGACATCTGGTTCTGGAACCGGTTCCGTGAGACTGGGCGTCGAGTCTGGGTTGATCTGGATTGCCGCATCGGCCACATGGAGGAGATGATCGCAGTTTACGACGAGAACCTGCAACCGACGCACATCTACCCAGAGCAGTGGCGGAAGCAGTATTTGGAAAAGAAGGAGCAGAAAAATGAAAATGAAACAAGTCCAGCAGCTGAAGGTTCAGCTGCTCCGTGACTGGAACGGCCGCAAGGCCGAAGACGTGATCGAAGTTTATCCCGGCGTGGCAGATTGTTTGGTGAGGTTTGGACATGGGCGGATACTCAATCAGCGGCCCGCTGCGGACGGCGGACAAGTCGATCACCCAGTCAGCAACGACAGTGGAACCGCTGCAGCTGAGCGAAGCGAAAAAGCATCTCGAAATCGCCGACGCTGACACGGCACACGACGAGCATCTGCAGAACTTGATTCAGCAGGCACGGGAGCAGGTGGAGCATGACTGTCAGGTTTGCCTTGTATCTCGCACGGTTACGGAAAAGTTTAACTGGTCGGGCGACGAGGAATACTGGCAGCTTTACTTCCGGCCTGTCACGGCGGTCACTTCGATCACCTACTACGACACAACCAACACGCAGCAGACATTCTCGGCCAGCCTCTACAGCTTGGACACAGACCGTCGCCGCGTCTGGCTTAATAGCAACGCGGCATGGCCGACAACCTACGACCGCTGGGATGCCATCAGCCTAGCGTACACGGCTGGCTACGGTGCCAACGGTGGCGCTGTGCCGCAGATGTTCAAGCAGGCGATGATGTTGCTGATTGGTTACTACTTTGAAGAACGCACGATGATGGGCAACGAATCCACCACCGGCGGCTTCAAGGCCTATGAGAACCTGCTGGCCCGCATGAAACGGAGTAACTACCCGTGAGGCTTAAGGCTGGCCAGTACCGCGACCGCGTCCACGTCTACCGTGAAACGTCTGCTGAAGGCAGCGACGACCCGGCGTTTGCAACAACGCTCTGGCGTGACCTGCCGTGCAGTATCACGGCGGTCAGCGGCGGCGAGACGTACCGCGGCAGACAGATTGAGGCCACCGTTTCGCACGTTATCGAAATGCGTTACTACGCCGGAATCCTGCCGAGCATGCGAATCTATCAGCCGCTAACGCAGACCTACTACGAAGTGAGCCGGGTGCTGGCGATGGACAACAACACGCAGCTGATGATTCAGACGACGGAGGTCGTACTGTAATGGCAAAGGCAAAGCTGGCAATCGAGACGACCATCAGCCAAGACGTACCGCTGGAAGATTACCTGAAGCGGGTTGATCTGCTGGTTCGTGGCAAGGCATTGGCCAACGCACTCAAGTCCGCCAGCAAAATTGTCCAGAAGGAAGCACAAAAACGAATATCACGAAGCAGCCAAACCGGAACGGCAAAGAAGAAAAGCCGCAAACAAAAAGAGCGCGACGTTGCCCGCAAGCCACTGGCCGACAGTATCGCAATCAAGATGGTGCAGAAAAATGACGGCCAGCTACACATGGCAATTACAGGCCAGAAGATTGAGCCGCACATGAAAGGCAAAGACAGAAAAAACACGACGGCTCACAGCCATCTGCTGGAGTTTGGACACAAGGCTTACTTTTGGAGCGACAAGCCATCTACACGGAAAACCTTCGTTGAGGCCAAGCGATGGCTGGCACCGTCAGTCGACACGACTAAGACACAGCAGGATCAAGCGGTTGTTTCTAGTCTTGAGCGTTCAATAGCAGGTGCCCGCTGATGCCTGACATCCTCAACAGCCTGCGAATCTACCTAAAGACCAAGTCGGCGATCACGTCGGTCGTCGGTTCCGGTGACGCTGCCCGAATCTATTTCCACGATGCCAAAGAAGGAGCGGCGATGCCGTTCCTCATCTTGGAAATCTTCGAGGGTGAGTCCAACGAACACCTCGCCGGAATCAGCGGCGTCTGCAGCAACCGCATCCAGATTGACTGCTACGGCGTGACGGCAGCGGCGGCCTACAGTTTGGCCGAGGCTGTCCGGTTGGCACCGCTGCAGATGTTTCGCGGGTCAATGGCCACTGGTGGCGATTTAGTGCGGGTGCTGAACGTCACCAGCAACGTCAGCTATCGGCGAGGGTTCGACCCGCCGGTATCTGGTTCAAGTCAAAAACGGTATTGGGTGAGCAGAGACTACATCATCATGTATCAGGAAGCGACAAGCTAAGGAGTTTAGTAAATGGCAAATACCAGAATCGACACCGGCCACGGCGGCACGATCACCTTCGGAACCAGCAGCCGAGCATTTAACTGGCTGACCATCGACGCTGGCGAGCGATCACGACCAGCAGTTGACATCACCCACTTGGCAAGCACCACGCCAACCTACATGGCTGGCGACTTGGAAGAGCCGGGTGAAGTTACGCTGACATTCCAGTTTGACCCAGCCGGAACCGCTGGCTGGTATGCAACCAGCACTGCGGCCGAAACCGTAACCATTACTTGGCCGGTTGCACCTGGCGGAACCACCGCCGCCAACTACGCAGGCACGGGACTGGTGACGCGGGTCAAGTTCCCGACGCTGCAAACCAACCAAGTTCAGACTGGCGAGATCAGCGTCAAATGGTCCGGCGGCACCCCGCCAGCATGGACCGCAGGCAACTAATCGGAGCAACCAATGGCAGAACGTGTACGGCTGGCACCGCATCCAGCGAAAGATAAAGACGGCAACCC